AACTTGTTCAAATTGCGATTGTAAAAAATGTAATTGTTCAGTTTGTGAGAAACCAAGGCCAAATGTTAAAACCGGAGATGAAATAGTACAATAAAATGGATGAGATAACTAAAGGTTCAATGATTGCAGCTATCCAATCTGCTCAAACAGCAGTTGGTTCGACATTAGGAGGCGGAAAACAGTTGGCCAGCTGGCAAAATCCCCAAATGGAAATATTAGCTGACGCTCCTAAACAGTTGGCCAGTTGGCAAAATCCCCAAATGCAATTAGCTGAATCAGCTACAATGGAATTATTAGAAGATTTAAGAGATATTGCTAATACACACAATAGTAATACAAAGAGCGTATACAGTATTCTTAAAGAAATGTTTGTCTTTGATAAAGACGCAGCTAGACGGCTTAGAGACCAACAAGCTGAGTTAATGAAAGAAAAAGAAGGTAGTCCGTCAGTTGTTCAGGACATAAAAGAAGGCAAAAAAAAATTGGGTGTTGGTAAAATGGTTGGATTAGGAGCAGGTTTAGTTGCATTATCAGCCTTTATGAGAGAAATCAATATGGATTACATATTGAGATTGCCACAACAAGTTAAATCAATTAAAGGTATAGCAACATTTGTAAGTGGTGTTACCAAGATTGGTACATTAGGTTTAGGTGCTAAATTCATAGACAACGCAACAGATAGTCTTAAACTATTTAAAACAAATTTCATTACAAGATTAGGTGAATTAAAAGGTATTAAATTACCATCATTTGTAGGTTTGGCAGACAAATTTAAACAATTGAATTTTGTCAAACATATTGCTGAATCAAAAGCATATAAAGCGGCAGTATCAGTATTAAAAGGTATTAAAACAGGTATTGCTGGAGTAATAACTCCTATGACTAGTGCTTTTCAATCAGTATTTGGTAAATCAGGAGCATTAGGTAAATTATTATCACCATTGAAAGTAATCGGTAAACTTGTTGGTAAACTATTCTTACCTCTTACAATAATTATGGGAATATTTGATGGTTACCAAGGTTTTATGGAAGAGTTTGAAAAAGAGGGAAGTATCCTTGACGGTATCAGAGGTGCAGTTACAGGTATTGTTGATGGATTTGTAGGTGGTTTAATAAGATTAGGTGCAGATGTAATTGGTTGGATGTTAGAGAAGTTAGGCCTTGAACATATGGCTGACTTGATTACAGAATTTGGTGAGAATGCTACAGCTGCATTTAAAACTGCCGTTGGTGGACTAGTTGACATTGTAACAGGTATATTTACATTAGATTTGGAAAGAATTTGGGGTGGTATCAAAGGTTTGGTTGGTGGTACAGCAAATTTCTTAGTTGACACATTGACATTACCACTTAATGCAATGATTAACTTTACTAAAGATTTATTTAAATGGGGAGACCCCGATATACCATTTGTTTTAAAAGATTTCATTCTTGGAGGTCCTACAAATGATGGTGATGGACTTATACCAAAATTAATAAATTTGGTAAAAGGTTTGTTTTCGTTTGATGTTACAGGCATAAAAGAAAAAATATTTGATATGGGTAAAATATTTAAAGCAATGACAAGGGCTGGTGCGGCTGCTGTAAAAGCTGGATTAAATCCTTGGGATGGCGTATCAGCAGCTGAGAAATACAGAGAAGTTTTTGATTCTATTATGGCAGGAGGCGGAACAGCAACTGAAACTAAAGGTACTGAAATTGCTAAATCAGTTGTAACAGATGTAAAAGGTAATACAACAGAAACAAATTATAAAACTGAAACAATTAATAATGCTGGTAATACACAAGAAGGTAATGTTACATATGTTGACAATTCAGCAAAAAATGTAAGTAATGTTTCTTCAACTAAAAATGAACAATTTAATGGCAATTTAATGACAGCAACAGACGGATATTGGATTACGGTAGACGGTCAACAATATTATGTTTAATATTTACCTAAATCTTTTTCAGTAATCAATTTAAATTTCATATTCATATCATCACAATACTTCCTAGCGGCTTGCCATTTAGCTTGGTTCTTGATATAGTTAAATGACTCTATCATATAACTTCTAGTTTTTCTTTTTGGAGTTTTAGGTTTATCAACCTGCCGTGATGGTTTTATTTCAACCATATACTTTTCATCCTTTACAGTTTTAACAACGAAGTCTGGAAAATATCTATGGTATTTCTTATCTAGTGGATTGAAGTATCGGATTGGTAATTCTTCACTTGCCCAATATATAATATCATCATTCAGGTCACAATAACGCATGAATTTACGCTCTAATAATGAACGATATACTATTTGACTGGTGTTACCAACATACTTTTTTGGATGAGTTGGTTTGAATAATCCTTTGTAACTCTTTCTCATATTGTACCTATAATCTATATAAATATTACTAATATAAAGGTATTTATTAAATGTGGAAATCACTTAAAAATCATATAGCAAACAAAGCAATGGGTATGGCAATGGGTCATATCAGCGGCGCTAGTTCAGGAGCATTAGGTAAATTAGGTAAATTAGGTAGTGCCTTTGCAGCTGGAGCTAATCCAAAAGACGCAGGTAAAGTAGCTGCTAGATTGTTAAAGAAAGGACCGTTTGATATACCAGATAGTCCTAGTGCCAAACTCAGAGAAAATCCATTACAATTTAGTCCTGTACAATATCCATTAGATTTAGGTACAAACGAATTAGGTCATTACATATTATTTGAATCAGGATTTGTTGGTTATAGTGCTCAAACAAGTACCTTTGACACATATGTGGACACGGTGCCAATAAGAGGTAATCCTCATAATGATACTGACGAAGGTATAGTTAAAAAGGTTGTTAAACCTTTTAAAGTGGAAAAACTTACAGCAAAAACACCATCACATTCTATTACAACATCAGGTATTGCATTATACATGCCACCTAGTGCAAAGGCAAGCTATAAACAAACATATGATGCTGATACTACTGGTATGGCAGGAGATATAGAAGTGGGTTGGAAGGGAGTTAAAAGTGCTCAAAGTGCTGCCGATAAAATTGAGGCAGGTCTTAGAGGTGTAGTAAGTCCAGGTCTAAGACAAGCAAAACAGATGTTAGGTGAGTTTATATCACTTGCAGGTGCAGGTGACCCGGTTAGATTTGCAGCTAAGAGAGCTGGTGTTGCTATGAACCCTAGAAATGAAATGTTTTATGACTCTCCAGAGATGAGAAATTTTGATTTTACATTTGATTTTTGGCCAAGAAATCCAAAAGAGGCAGAGGCAGTTGAAAAGATAATTTCAATATTTAAATATAATTCAGCACCAGGTTTCCAAGATGGTGTATTAGGTGGTGTATTTACAATACCAAATTATTGGAAAATAAGTTATATGCATAACTCAGCAAGAAATTCTAAATTAAATAGAATTGGTGCCTGTTATTGTACAGGTGTTGATGTTAATTATGCTCCAGATGGACAATGGACAACAACCGAAGACGGCACACCTGTTCACACAGAATTAAAGGTGACATTTGTTGAAGATAGAATTATTACTAAAAGAGATATTGAGGCAGGTGCTTAATGAGTAAATACTTTGACGCATTTCCAAGAATGAATTATAACCTATCTGGTGTGGGCGATAATACAAAATTGGTAACTGATATTTTCAGACGAGTAAAAGTTAGAAGTAAAATAAAAGATAATGTTTCTATGCTTGACAAATATGATGTACACGAAGGAGAAAGACCCGAAGATGTTGCATATAAGGCCTATGGTAGTACAGATTATTTTTGGGTTATAACACTATTGAATAATATTGTCAATAGGTATTATGATTGGCCGTTAGATGAATATGTATTCCAACAATATTGTAAGGACAAATATGACAATGCTGAAGGCATACACCATTATGAGAGAACACAGGATAGTGGACCTCAAACAAGTAATGGACCGGCAGACTATTCACATAAAATGGAATGCAATAGTACAGACGCAGGTGCTGAGGTAGTATCCAATATTCAATACGAAAGAAGATTACAAGATAAGAAAAGACAAATTCAGATATTGTTACCACAATATTTACCGGCAGTTGAAGATGAATTTATTAAATTAGTAAGAAGATAATGATATGGCAGACCTTGAAAGAGATATATTAGACAGAGTTGGTAAGTATAATCTAAACGAACTCACAATAATTTCCTACAGACAAGACAAAGAAGAATCAGCACCTAAATTTATTGACATAAAAGGTATTACCTTAACAATGTCAATCAATGAGGATATATTCCATAATAATTTACAAGGTGTTGTAACTGTATATGATATGCAGGATATCAGGTCACTATTACCATTAACAGGCCTTGAAAGATTATCATTAAGTTTTAATACACCAGGTTTTTCAGGTTATGATTTTACCGAAGATAACGGTACACCATTCCAAATATATAAGGTTGACCGAATTAAAAAAGATAAAGAAAATGATAAAGGTCAATTATATAAAATATATTTCTGTTCTCCTGAAATGTATAACAACCAAATTTCTACTGTATCCAGAGCATACTCAGGTCCTGTAGAAAAGGCAGTAGAGGATATATTACGCTCTAAGAATTACCTTGACTCAAAAAAAGATTTATTCATAGAAGACACAAAAACAAATGCCAAATATGTGGTGCCTAGTTTAAAACCATTTGGTTGTATTAATTACCTTTCAAGTCAGGCCATTTCAGGTAAATATAATAACGCAGGTTATTTGTTCTATGAAACAGCAAGAGGTTTCCATTTTAGAAGTTTAGAATCCATGTTGGCCATGGGTGGTTCGGTGGGCAGACCTACTAGATGGAATTACAATACCAAAATAGTAAATATCCAAGATACTCAGAAGGAAGAGATTAAGGACATTGCTCGTAGAATGGAGACCATTATTCATTACGAATTTTATAAACCTGTGGATATATTAAGTAATTTGGTTAATGGATTTTATGCCAATCAGGTAATAGCCCATGACGCATTTAATAAGACATTGACTACAACCAATTTTAATTATAAAGATAATTACAGTAAAAATTTCCATTTAGAAACAACAGGTGATGAACAAGACGAATTTAAAATGATAATGCCTATTGCCGAATTGAATGATACCGGTGGTGCCTTATATGAAAGGCCGGAACAAAAGAAAATGGTGGTAACCGAAACCAGTAAAGTCCATAATGATTACGAATTTACATCAACGAGTGGTACATTAGGTAAGAGAATATCCCAAAAACATGGATATACCAATATGAATATGTCCATGTTGGTCTATGGGAATACCAGTCTGAACGCAGGAGATATAATAAATTTCTCTTCTCCACTACTACAACCAGGAGAAGATATGATTCCAAGCCCTTATACGACTGGAAGATACTTGATTATGTCTTTAAAACATACCATATCAGTAGAGACCAATACGCATGAAATGGTGCTTAGGTGCTTCAAGGATAGCGTTAGGACGCCATATCCGTCAGAGGAAGACGCATTAAAAGTAGGTAGTGGAGATAGTAACAAGTATAATATATATGAGATGGATGGCACAGCCTAATCAGAGAACCTTAGAGATTCCGAGAGTCCGACGCCTAAGGAGAATGGCCATTAATGAGAATATGAGAGAATACAACGAATATATGCTACACGAATACCCACAAGGGAGAATTGTAGAGAAACCACGAGGAAATAATATGTTAGGGAGAGCCTATTTGTATAGTTCAGAGATGGCCAACAGTAAGTATAGAAGATATGCTCAGCGGCCACATAGGAGAGGTATGATAAAATCAACCTTACAAAGATTCAGAGATGGCTCTACGCAGGCCAAAAGAGGTCTTTACGCAACTCTAACGGCGCCTATCGGCGTGCTTACGCAGTTTTTGGTTAAAGTGCGTAAACTTTCCGTAAATGGGACTAAAATGCGTAAGGCTAGCGTATTAAAAGCAGGCAAATATCGGAAAAAACTCAAATGATAGACAATAATTTTTTAGGTAGAAATGGTTTTGTATGGTTCAACGGCGTTGTTGAAGACAGGCAAGACCCACATAAACTTGGCCGTTTGCGAGTGCGCTGTGTGGGGATTCATACGCAAAACAAGGACGAATTACCTACGGCCGACTTACCGTGGTCGCAACTCATCCACCCGATTACCAGTTCTGGCATTTCAGGACTTGGCCATTCGCCAGGCTTTATTGTAGAAGGGACATGGGTGTTCGGTTATTTCCGTGACGCCTTCAGTATGCAAGAGCCAATGGTAATGGGGACTTTACCTGGTAAACCTTCTGAATTGCCGGTCAAGATGGATGAGAAGGATGAAAATAAAAAGTGGGTTGAGAAGGGGTTTTATGACCCGAATGCCGTTTATCCCAAATACAAAGATGAAGTGGACACAAACCGTCTGGCCGTTAATGAGCCTACGCAACCACACCTAGGATTAGAATTACGAAAACTCACAAGGAAAACTGGTGTCGCAACGGCCGATTTTGATTTAGTGGCGGCAGAAGACCATGTGGGGCTTGCAGAGGATGAAAATATCCCAGCAAGTGATAGTGACACATGGGACCAACCGACAATACCTTATGCGGCTATTTACCCTTACAACCATGTCTTTGAGAGTGAGAGCGGCCATATACAAGAGATTGATGACACGAAGGATAAGGAAAGATTATTCACGGCACATAGAACAGGCACCTCGCAGGAGATTTCACCAGATGGTACGCAGGTGAATATTATTAAAGCCGACCATTATAACATAACCACAGGCAAAAGGCAAGAGATTATTTCAGGCCAATCCGATATTACCATAGGCGGCCGCCATAAGATATACATTAACAAGGATGGCCAACAGGATAATAACTACGATATACAAGTGGGGCCAAATGCCAATGTGAACATACAGATAGATAAAGGTAATATGAATGTGGTATTAAAGGAAGGTAAAATGAATACCAATGTGAGTGGTGATTACAATATGAAAGTGGGCGGTAACTATAACCTGAAGGTAGAAGGCAACCGACAGGTGGATATAACTGGCACCACAACGGACAACACACAAAAGGCCGTATTACACACAGGCCAAACATACACAGTCTTAGCAAACAGAATAGACCTTAACGAATAGACATATATCGAATCTGCCAGGTGGCCTCCAGAAAAAAAACAATTGGCGAGCCAGCTAAAATGCTAAACTATAAATGCAATAACAACCATTAGACATATATTGGAGGAATTCCTGGAGTTCCAGGAAGACTGGCAAACCTAAATATACTTAATGATGGCCAAAATCTATTATTACGCAGGCATTATAGGTATCGCAACAACGCTTTCCATAACTGTCTATTTTCTACTAGATATTATTACAAATTTCCTTGGATAATTTTTTTCTAGTCCAGGTTTCGCCTATATAAATGTAATAAGATATAAATAGAGATATGTGGAAAGAAAAAACAAAGTGTTGTAAGAAATGACTCTGACAAAGAATATTGCCAGCATTGTAGTAGCGGCCATTATAGGTTTCAGTCCAATGGG